CTGAAAGTTAATTTTTTTTCACCTTCACTTGGTTCAGCGAGTTTAGGCTTACTTTTTATTGTAGGTCCATGATGAGTACCTTGTCTTCCAGGTCCATAACTCTCTCCAAACTGTCCTCCTTGTGCTTCAGATCTTCCGCCTCCAGCTCCTTGCGTATCTCCTCCTGATGAATCTCCATCATAGTTTCCTCCAGCCGAGGCTCCTCCAGCAGGACCGTCACCTTTTTTAAAACCTACTCTCATTATCCCACCATCATTTTTCTCAATTCTACTTCCATAGGTATCGGCCCAGTCTCTTGCGATTTCTGGTTCGTTCGCCCACAGGTATCTTCTTTGCTTTTCTGATTGAAAAGGCATTATGTTCTTCCTCTTAAACTCTCAATTCCTACTTCTTCAATTTCTTCTCTTTGTGGTCCGAGGCCCGCGATTCCTTGTGGGCTTTGTCCTTGACCTTGGTCCGCTTGCATTTGTTGTAGAATTTGTTTCCAAATTCCACTTTGAAAAAATTGTTCAAAGCTTTGAAATTGACCTTGTTGTTCAGGATCTAGAGCTTCCCATATCTGTTGAGCAACCTGCATTTCTTGTTGCTGTTGCTGTTGCTGAGGATTCTGAGGACCTTCGTTTCCTGTATATTTAATAGAAGGAGCGTCTGTTTGTAATTGTTCTGAAATATTAATATCTGTTATAGCCATAATTATCCATGTGTTTAGTGTTGAAAAGCAGGTATTTCTCCTGGTGATTTTATACTACTTTGTTTTCGAAAACAAATCAAGGGGTGGCATGATGACTCTTACATCTCTTTGCACATCCTCCTCTGGGATATTAGCAGCTTTTAAAGCTTCTTCATCCTTATATTTTTCTCCTGTTTTCTTGTTAGAAAGGGTCGTTATTATTTCTTTGGGTGTTAATATGTGCATTATGTTGTTACCTCTTTTTTGATGTTTAAATATCTGACCGCAAAATCAAACGAGTCTGAGCTGCCTGCTTTAATGGTAAGGGTTTTACCCCCCACTACTATTAACGGTTGGGTCAATAATTCCTTTGTAACATTGACTACTAAAGCTACTGTTTTAATTGCAGTGATAGCATTGTTAGTCACCGTGACACTTGGAGTCCCAGCTGACGTTACTAAAATAGATTTGATCACATAGGTCTCGCTGACTAAAGGAAACCCTGCACCAAAAGGATTAAGTTCTCCATTGGTTGTGTTATTATCTATGCCTACAAAGTCGTATTGGTTTACTACTGCCATTAATCTAAAAAGAAGCTTCTAGCTTCTATCTCCTGTTTTAATTCTTCTTGAAAGGTAGTGTTTAATTTTTCTAGCACAGCATCTAAATCTCTTACTAAAGACTGCGATACATCTACATTATACTCATCGCTTGCTCGGGTTAATGATTGAACTATCTTAGCCATTATCTTCTTCCTCCTGCATGGACATCTAACCTAAAAGTTCCTAATTTCCAATTAGAATCGACTGCACTGTTAGATATTTTAACAGCCACCGATCTCCCTCTTGCTCTACAAGATTGATAATTAGTACTCGACGTAATAGTAAAAGGCCCTAAACTAGAACTTGCTGCGGTTTGATTAGGAAAATTTCTTAAATCGAGTTCAACGATTGTATTTCCAGCTTGAGTTATAAAGTCGGGTAAGAATCTACTCACTCTCATAATATGTTCTCCATCTCCTCTGAACGTAATTCCTTCTCTTTGATCTTGAGTAATATCAAAATCACCAGAAAGAATATTAGCTGCAATCGCGCTTGTCACTCCTCCTTTAATTTGATTCACTCCTGTTTCATGTTCATAGTAAATTGAAATTCCATCGGTATTACCTGTGACATCAAAGGACGTGTCTGTGCCTGCATCATATAAAGTGGCATGAGGTAAACCAAAAATAGCTGAATCAATCCAAGTAGTTCGTGGAAAGACTGAACTAGCATTTGTATACCAAATGGGTCTTGAAGCTGTTGAGTCTAGATAACTATAAACCACACATCGATCTACAACGTTGGAAGCAGAAGTGGGATAAAACCACATCACTTCACCAAAGAGGTTATTAATTCCACAATAAATAAATTGATTTGAAGTGGTGTTAATGTCATCATAAACATAATCTTCTACAAAACAATCCATAGATTCTAATTTACCTGTAAATCTAAAGAAACCATTATCGGACATCCAGTAAGCAGCACCATCAACTTCAACCGCTGCGTTCTTACCAATCAATCCACAGTTCGTACCGACTTGTTCATAAGCAAAGGTAAAAGGTTGACCCACAAATCTCATGGTAAACAAGGAACTATCGGTCCATACGTAAAGTGCATTTCTACCAAGTTTAGCTCCCATGATCCGTGATCCGGCGGCCAGTCTTTGTGTACCAGCGCTGTTGATTGCCGTAGGTGCCCAAGTATTAATGTCCTCTTGAGAAGAGAATCTGATAAACATATCATCTTGAGTTGTCGTGTCACCAATCGTGGTTTCAGTTCCAAATAAAACTAAGTGACGATCCGGTGTAGACACTAGCATATCTCTAGACGCGGTCGGCGCGCCACTAATAATAGTAGCTCTTGTTGCCGTGGCATTTGTTAAATCTGAATCCCATTCAAAGACGGCTCCATTAAAAATTAAAGCTATAAGAGTACTTCCTAAATTGTCCAAGGACCATAATCCTGGTTCAGCAACTTTATCAGTTGTAGAAGCCACTTGACCCCATGCAGCATAGTCACTATAATTAGTAACCGTGGCCCCATCGGAATGAGCAGCTCTTGTTGTTCCTCGAGCATTTCTAGTAATTCCTGTTAGATCACTTCCTGAAACTCCCGTATAAGAAATTTCTTCTGTGCCTACTAAAATGTAATTAGTACCTGTTGTTGGAAATCCTGTAACTGAATCTAAAGTAATGCTGGTTCCTGATCCACCGGTTCCATAAACATTATCTCCTAAAGCTCCATCTAAAGTATTTGTTTGAGGATTGGTTACGCTACCACCAAACTGGGATATACCCCATCCATAAACTCCAACCTGTTCAGCTGGACCTACGTGATAATATCTGTAATAAGTTATGCCTCCGGAAGTCGTGGCTCCTGTAGTATTACTTTCAACGGCCGCCATTGTAATAGTCAGAGTAGTGGTCGTTGGAACAGACGTTACCATAAATTTTTTATCTGCAAAATCTGAAGCTCCAAAGGCAGAGTTAGTGATTGCACTAAAGGTGGAGGCAGCTCCAAATAAAATAATATCACCTACTTGAAAATTATGAGCAGAAGAAAAAGTTAAAGTAACGGTTTTTGAGTTATAAGTAGTACTGAAAGCACTAGTGATTGCGGTTCCTGATGGATTGACTAAAGGGTGAATGTCATAATAAACTCCTCCAGAGTATGCATATAAAATTCTATTGGTTCCAATGATGGCATATTTAATACCTTCTTTATTAACCATTTGATGAAGAGCCCGAGCTGCACCGGTTAGAGATTTATCTCCTAACTGAGCCCAGCCCCCTATTTTTTCAGGAGTGCCATATCTAAAACGAACATTTTCCCCACCTGTCCACTGTGCTTCAGCGCCCGTTGCGGTAATTTGTTTATTAAATCCTGGTAAAAATCCTATCTTTTGTAGCATATAAAATCCGTTTAGAATATAAATACACTAGATTTTAGTGGAGATCAACTCCTTCTCCATGGCTTCTTTTCAAAAATATAGTTAGATTCTTGTTGAGTTTTTATTATTATTATTTTGTTAAAGCATCTACTTCAGCTTGTGATAAGCCTAAGTCTAATAGCTTTTGATTGCCATTAGTTTTGTCAGTAACTGCTTGTGCTTCTGCCGCTTCTTGTGCTGCTTCAGTAGTTGCTATTCCACTTTGCATAGTTTCTAATGCAGCTTCTTCTTCTGCTGTCATATCACTTGTAACACCTGCTACACTTTTTTCTTTTGTCATATTATTATCCTTTTAATTATTGATTAGTTCTGTATTCCATAAAGTTCCCAACCACCTTCTAAAGTGGAACTTGTAGGTAAGAACCTAATATCTGTTACAGCTGTAGTATTACTTGATGTATTAAATCCAGCCGCATAAGTTCCATGCATTACAGGACCTGCATCATGATTAGGTCCATAAGTATTACACCAAACTGATTTCATATCATAAGTTCCAGTTTTAGTTAAATTTGCTAAAGTTATATCAAAATATGTAAAATGACCATCATCAACACCATCATTTGTTAATCTCATACTAGACGCAACTCCTAATGCAAAACCGCTTTGTAGATGAGCCGCCGCTGAAGTCGAATCATGAAGTGAGGAAACATATGTAGCTGTTGTTATAACACCAGCCGCAGTTGTTAATTGCAGATATATTTGTTGTGAACCTGTACCTTGTGTTCTTGTATAAAAGTATAGTTTATGAACTCTATAACTTCCCAATGTTTGACCTAAGTCAACTGTACTTGCACTAGAGAAAGTTCCTGTTCCAATTTTAACTAATCCACCTGCTGCTGCTGATGCAATAACGCCTGATGCTCTGGCTGTATTGTCTCCTACTGGTCCACTCATAATTTTTTATTCTCCTTATAATGTTTGATCTAGATAACTAATAACACAATCAACGTCACCAGCACTTGCTAGTTTTGCTGAAAGAACATCTGCTGCTTCTAGAACTAGTCTAGTAGTATGTTCAAAAGTTGCATTAGCTGCTAGAGCTTGATCGGAATAAATTTCAAAATCATTAGCGCCGGCGTCATCTCTTACATATAAATCAAAAGTTTCCGCTGCTCCTGCAGTTTCACACAATGATAAATTAAGAATTGTATACGTGTGTCCACTTGCTACAGTCAATACATCGTTTTCACTGTTCGTGATTCCTGCTACTAATTTTACCTTCATTACTTCACTTGCCATAGTTTCCTCCTAATTAAAATCCTAACACCATTGCTTTACCTGTTGTACTAATAGTGGGATTCATACTTGATGTTAGTTGTATCACACCGGTACCCTTGGCTGCAAGAGTTATTCCAATATTAGTAGATCCCCCAGTAGCCGTAAAGGACGGATCATTGTCAGCAGCTGCATTAGCATAAGTTAGTTCATTAACCGCTGAACCTGTTGCCGTTAATAAAAATAATTCATTTCCACCAGTGTCTAAAATAGATGTACCAATTTTAGGAGCTGTTAAAGTTTTGTTTGTTAAAGTTTGTGTTCCTGTAAGAGTTACATTCCCTGTTCCAAAGCCTGTGTCATAAACACCGGTGTTTGTTGCAACACCATCAAAGTATAAAATTCTCCAGTCTTTTTCACCAGTTGCCCACGTTACTGTTGCTCCTGAGCCAGAAGCTGCTTTAATTTGAACGGTATAAGCGCCTGATGTACTATTTTTAATAAGGTAAAAATTTTCTGTAAGAACGGGAAGAGTTACTATTTTATTTCCTGTAATTGCTTGTGCAGAAACAGCTCCTAAAATAATGACTCTAGTTGCAACCGTTGCGCCTGTTGAACCATCAGATTTAGATAAAGTTGTAGTATTGGCTCCAGCGCCGGCCGTATTTAAAGTTTGTACTTTATAACCACCAGAAATTTGTTCAATAATTTCTAAATTTGTATTTGTTTTTGTTCCCCATGTACCAGCGTTTTCGCCAGTTGCCATTTTTTCTACACCAAGAGGGGTATATGTGGATGCCATAATTTTTATCCTAATTTACTTATTTGTTTTTTTATATTTTGTTTTATTCCTATTGTCAACATAGATTACTTAGTAGTTCGAGTCCAATTACCTGTTTGTGCAGCTGTTTTTTTACTATAATTACCTGTTTGTGCAGCTGTTGTTTTACTATAATCACCTGTTTGTGCAGCTGTAACAAGGCCCCATCCAATGGGTGCTACACCGATAGGAGACACAGTAACAGTTGCGGATACTCCAGTCAATCCCATAGTCTGTTCAGTTGGTGAAATAGCTCCTACGGCTCCTGTTGCTGAAACTCCAGTTAATCCCATTGTTTGTTCTGTTGGAGAAATAGCTCCTACAGCAGAAGTTGCTGAAACTCCTGTTGGTTGAACTGTTGGATTAGATGTAACGTTTGGAGCACCCACAGCACTCGTTGCTGAAAGTCCTGTTAATGATTCTGTATAGTCTCCTACTACAGTTGGAGCACCTACCGCTGCTGTTGCTGCAAGTCCGGTTAAAGGAACTCCTTCTCCAATAACAATTGCACCTGCTGCAGATGTCATTGCTTGACCTGATAATGATTCGGTATAGTCTGATCTAGCGACTGGTGATCCTACAGCTGCTGTGGCTGCAAGTCCTGTTAAACCCATTACATCTGCAGGATTTAAATAATAAATTCCACCATATCCATCTTCACCCCAAGTTTGCTTGCCCCAACTTACATCTGGAAGAGAAGCTGTTGCAGAAACTCCGGTTAAAGAAACACTGGTTGCGTTTTCGCCCCAGTTATTATCGCCCCACGCATCACGGCCCCAACCATCAGTTGCGCCTGCATAAGCTAAGTCACCTAAAGCTGTTGTTAACGATTGTCCTGTTAAAGTTATATCGAGAGCACTTTCTCCCCAGTTCTCTGTTCCCCATGTATCAGAGCCCCACCCTAATTCATTAAAAGGTGTAACTGTACCAAGTGCTGTTGTTAAAGATTGTCCTGTTAGAGATATTGTAACGATATTAGATTGCCAAGAGTTGTGTCCCCAGGCTACTGAAGGATCATCACCGCCCCAAACAGATATTGATGCCATAAGGATTTCCTCCTTATGCTATACCGATAATAGCTGTTCCTGCAGAAGCTGCTGGAAATTCAATTGTGAAAGTTCCACTTGTTACAGTTTTGTCTCCACCAAAAGCGATCGTACAACATGATTGATCACTAGATGCTGAATCATTAAAAATTAAACAACCGTTAGCTGTGAATGAAGCAGATGTCCATGAAATATTAGCAAAATCACAAACCGCTGTATCGCTTGATAAAACAGGTGTTACACTGGTAAGAGCTTTTCCTTTTGCAGAATAAGAACTTCCAGAAGTATTTGAAATCTCGTTACTTGAACTATATGCAGTTGTTGATTTATTAATAGTCGCTGAACTTGTATATAAAGCTAGATTAAAAGTATTTCCAGACGATGCAGTAAAATTATGTGTTGCTGTTAAAATTTCTACTTTGAAACTATTACAAATTGCTGATGTTATTGCCATAAATTTTCTCCCAATTATTGAGGCGGTGACTCGATGGGTATTCTTATAGTTCCATCCGTGTAATCGTCTCGTCTTCTTCTTCCAATTTGCATGCTTGCAAACTTCTGTAATTCTTGTTTATACTTTTGCTCATATAATGTCAACATATCTTGTGGACCTTTTAAAAAGCTAAATGCTTCTACTAAACAAGCATATAATAGCCCTTGAGGGAAGTACCTACTTACATAAGTCCCAGAAGTATTAGTCCCTAATCCTGTTGGCATTGCATTTCCGTATATTTTAATAACATAATTAGCATCTGGAGTGGGAGCCATTACAATAGATCCAGAAGTAGTATCTGTTACTCCCGTTGCTCCTCCAAACATAGCATAATATTTAGGAAGTCCTGTTACATCAGCTCCTGATGCAGTAGAGCCTTCAGGCCCTGTTAATTTTCCAACATACTCACTTAAAAAAGTTTGATCTCGTTTCTGTAACCACGTACCTTGTTCATTAGCATTAGCTGTAGAATTAAAAACTTGCACACCTCTTACAAATTGAAAACCTGCGGGAACTCTAACAGTATTAACATCTGTAGCAATCGTTCCTTCCCATTCTTGTCTATCCGAGTCCATAGGAATATCAAGATTGATTCTATATTCTGCATTTTCAATAAATCTGCTTAGAACAGCACCAGTAAAAACAGTACTGTCTACTTCTGTCCAATTTCTAATGTCAGCTTCTAATGCTGAAAGTGTATATCCTGCCATAATTAAGCCCTATCATTAACGGGTCCAATTGTACATTGAAAACCGCCTCCTGTTTCCGCACTAGTAGCATTGCTTACTAAAGGGAAAGTTAAATTATTATATAATGTTTCTGTTTGTGATGTTTGAGGACCCACTATTGTTGTGGTTCCAACAGCTGTTGCAACATAACATCCATATACTTTTACACCAGATGAGTGTGCGTTAGCTGTCGTGTTTGCTAAAGTTTGTCCTTTGTATGGAGCAGACGTTCCACGTGTACATCCTGTTAAAGTATGTGTAGTTATCCCTGTGTATTGAACTACTTCATTTTGATAAGTACCAACCAATAAAGGATTAGTAATTGTACCTGCTGTTAGATCAGCTTGTGTCCAAACTTTTTCAATAACAATATATCCTGCTGTAGGAAATTCCGAACCATCAGTTAAAACAATTGATGTAGCGGCATTACTTATATTTCCATTTAATGTTGTAGATAATTCTAAAGTTGTAATTGCAACTCCACCCACTGGATTTTTAACTGCTTGAAATCTTACATAAGTTGTCCCTTCATTAAAATCATTAGCAGGGAAAGAAACGCTAACACTTTTACTAGCCGCTGTGGTTGTAAAAGGATTGTTAGGTAAAATATCTTGAACTGGAAATTCTATTCTAGCAGGTCTTGCATGCAATAAGCCTTGAGGATCAGCTCCTACTGGATGAGGTTCTAATTGAGGCTGTTTAACTTCAAACTCAGAATTATGCACCCATGCACCTGTCCATTCTTCAACCATTTCATTA